TTTAGTTATGTGAAGTCACAGTTTAGAACGGTGCGTTGCAAGCTCAATTCCAATGCGCTCGACAACGTAATCGAAAGAGCCTTTCGTGCCTTGCTTGACTTGATCGCGCGAAGGAATGAGACTGCCATAATAGTCTCGCGCGGGGTTATGGCCAAGCAAACATTCCCCAGCTTCGATAGCGCTCATCATGGCGCGACCGTGTGAGCCTTGCATACTCCAATTGCCTGCGTTGATGCAGCGCTGTATCGCATCATGGTAGTCCTCGTGACTTGCCTCTTGGTTTTCAATAAGCATTACGTCGTCGAATAGGGTAATCATGGCTTGGTTCTCCTTTAGTTATTTAGACCACAATGGCTTAAGGCATTACAATGCAACGCACTCACATGTTCGGCATTGCGGTAGGTTTTAGGTTGATTGTTCGCGAGATAGGCGCACCAGTCATTCCACAAGCGCTCGGTTCCGCCTAATGTGTCAATCATCGCATGGTAGGCTAGGACGCGCTTGCGGCGACATTTTGCGGTCGCGGTAGGCTTAAACTCACGAAAGGCGCGAGGGTGCAGCCCTGCCCGAGTTAAGTTATGCGTGTCAATACAGCCTGATACGCCAAAGATCAATTGCGCGACAAAGCCTCCCTTGGCCAAGCCAAGGCCTGGTAAGGTTACGAGGTAAGTTAGCAATGCGTCCCGATCATGGTCGATCATTATATCTTGGCAGTGGTGGAATATCTCATTGCGATTATTCCAAGCGTGACGGAAGGCGCGCGTTTTCCATCCCCACAAGGCCGTACTCTCATCCGGGCGCTCTATCGCGTCGATAAGCTCGCCCGGTACGCGGTACAGCGGAACACGCGCTGTTATGATGACGAATTGAATGATGCGCGCGAAATTGTCCGGGCTTTTATTTGCCCAAGCTGCAATGCGCGTTTGATCGGTCGCAAACATGCTTTCCTCTCCTAATGTATTGCCAAGCGCTTAAGCCTAGACCTAAGCGCTTGACAGGCACTAGCTTAAGAATTCGACATGGCCATTGCCGTTGCGAAAGTAAACACTTTCTTGTTTAGCCTCGTCTTTGAATACCAAGGCTAACTCACGCAATTCGGTTTCGTTCTCTAAGTTATCTTCACATGCCACGATGTACTCTCGGCATTCTTCCTCAAACAATTGGCCGGTCGGACTTTGCCATGCTCCGCACGCGTCGCGGTAGCGATATCCTCCGAACCAAGTCAGGATTGAATGCCGTAGGTTATTGTGGACTTCTGATATGTCTTCGCCTTTGTTGCCTATCTTGGGCGCGATGATAATGAATTCGCGGATCATGGCTTATTTCTCCTGGACGCTTGATTGCATCATCATACGCTCGATTGTGCGAGCGCATGACAGGCAATTTAGTCTTGTGTTGCCTTAGCGATGGTAGCGCGGGCATTATTCAGCGCGACCTTCTCTGGTGTATCTGCCGGTAATGAGCGCCACCTATGTTGCGCGATAACGACGAAAGACTGAAGCGTGACGAGCATATCCGGTGCGGCTGCGATCAGGCGAGCATTTGCTGCTGCGGTATTGGGGCTCGTTCCCAAGGGGTATGAATATGGCCCTTTCCCATTATTCCCAATAAGGATATTGTGGGCGTACCATGGTCCTGGTGTGTGCTTTGTCATGTTATCCTCCTAAGCTAGTGTTTGCGTCGTTCGATTGCTGTTTATCTCAAATGGCGGAATTAGTGTCAATATCTTATTACGTCTTTCCCATGATTGTATTGCATGGGGTTATGTGTCGATTGCATAGCTCCAACAAGCTCTCACTCATCAACCGCCAGCCGTCGCACCATGGGAAGATGCGCCATTGATGAGGTATCGCTTGCATAGCATAAGCATGTGCTATCGCATGATGATGCGACGCTAAGCCATTGCATCGTTGTGTAGTTGTATCACATGATTGTGAGTGCTTGCGCCCGCTGTGGCTGGCCGGTCGAGTTCGGGGGGCCGGTACGCTAGCTCGCCCAGGCTACCTCCGAGAGCACAAAAGACCAAATACAAAAAAAATAAAATATCACATAATCATGTGATCTACCCTAGGGATCACGTGATACCAGAAAAACCTGAATTTGAAAAAAAACCTTATTGACACCTACACAATCATGGGATATCCTACACTGGTGAATGCTCGGGGTTGCTTCCCCGGCCCCTTGAGCGTCATGTCGCCCTGCCGGGGAGGCGAGTCATAAATATCCCCGGCTCTGATTTTTTGAGAGGCACCGCATGTCTAGGCGTGCAAGACGAGGAGATGGAGTCATCAACGACCAGCAGAAGCTGGCCGTCGATGAGTACCTGCGAAACGGCTGCAAAGTCGTGGAAGCCCTCATATTCGCGGGATACGCTGTCTCAACCGCGAAAACCAATGCCGATATGGTTTTCGATAACCCGGTCGTGAAGGCGTACCTGGAGAAGCGGCAGGCTAAGATTGCCGAAAAGATGGGCATGGACGCTGAGGAGGTCGCCATGAGGATGGCCCGCTTCGCACGCGCTCCCGAGATCATGGCCAAGTACGTTCGGGAAGATAAGGGCAGCCTTTACTACGACTTCACCAACGCCGACCCCGAGGATTTCGATGTCATCGTGGGCATTCAAACCGAAACCTACAGCGAAGGCCGAGGTCCAGACAAGCGAGAAGTCAAGAAGTTCAAAATCGTTCTGCCGGATAGCAAGGGTGCTCTCGATAGCTTGGCCCGCATCCTCGGCATGAACAACGACAAGCTGAGGGTTTCCACGGACGAAGACCTGATCGCGATCATCCAATCCGGGCGTAACCGGGTCAAACAGATCGAGGGGTAGCGTGGACTTCTTCGATGGTGCCCTGATGAAATGCAAGAACTGCGCGACGGAGCACTACGTCCAGCATACGCCCATCCCCGTCTGCCCCGTCTGCTTCCATGAGAATTCATTCTGGCTGGCCTATCATCCAATGCGTGGCCAGCGCGAGAACGAACTGCCGAATTGATGGCCCCTCCTAAGCGATCCGCCGACGCCATTCTCTCGGAGCAACTGGCGAAGTATTACAGCGCTCCCCTCGGCTATGTCATGTTCGCTTTCCCCTGGGACACCGAGAAGTCCATACAGGCGGTAAAGCTCGCCCCGGAGTATCAGAAGCGTTTCAACTGCGAGTGGGGGCCGGATATCTGGGCCTGCCAGTTCCTGGATCGCGTCGGAGAAGAAGTCAGGAAGCGCGGCTTTGTCGGGGAAGGTGCGGTTGAGCCTCAGCGCTGGGCGACCGCTTCCGGTCACGGCATAGGCAAGTCCGCCCTGGTCGCGTGGCTCACGAAGTGGATATTGGACACCCGGCCTTTCTCGAAGGGGACATTGACGGCCAACACCGCCGATCAGTTGAAGACGAAGACATGGGCGGAGGTGGGCAAATGGCACCGGCTGTCCGCTACAAAAAACTGGTTCGACTACAACTCTGGCCGGGGGGCCATGTCTTTGTCGCACCGAAACCCGGAGTGGAAGGAAAAGTGGCTGGCGACGGCTCAGACCTGCCGCGAAGAAAACTCGGAGAGTTTCGCTGGACAGCACGCGGCAGGCGCTACGTCGTTCTACATCTTCGATGAAGCGAGTGCCGTGCCGGATAAGATTTTCGAGGTTCGGGACGGCGGCACCGTCATCGGGGAACCCATGATCTTCGACTTCGGGAACCCGACCCGGAACAGCGGGCGCTTCTTCGAGGAGTGCGTCGGGCGCTTCAAGGATCGCTACATCCATCAGCAGATCGATAGCCGCACCGTCGCCATCACGAACAAGAAGCTGCATCAGGAGTGGATTGACGACTACGGGATCGACAGCGACTTTGTGAAAGTCCGTATCCTTGGCCAGTTCCCCTCGGCGGGCTCTCTCCAGTTCATTCCGACCGCCGATGTCGTCGCCGCCATGCAACGTCCGATGATAGTAAACAGGTACGCTCCCCTGGTCATCGGTGTGGACGTTGCCCGCTTTGGTGATGATGAGAGCGTCATCTATCCCCGCCTCGGGGACGACGCCCGATCCACGATGATCCGCCGTTTCCGGGGGCTGGACGCCATTCAGCTTTCTGGCCAGATCATTCAGTTGATCCGGGAGTACAAGGCACTTGGGGTGACGTGTTCAGCCTTGTTCATAGACGGCGGCGGCAATGGTGGTGGCGTTGTGGACTACCTGCGCTCGCTCGGCCATGACCCAATCGAGGTGCAGTTTGGTTCATCGCCGGTCGATAAGAACACCTATCGTTTCAAGATGGACGAGATGTGGGGCCGCGTGAGGGATGCGCTGAAGACCCGCTTAATCCTGCCGGAGATCAACTCGGATGTCGGGGTGACCTTGAAA